AAGAGCAGAGCAGTTAAAGACTGCAGATGCAGCTCTAGATTATGCAGGTCAATCTCTTTCAGCTATTGAGGGTATCACTAACCTGGCTATGGAGAATAAACTTAAGAAAGTTAAGAAAGGTAGTAAAGAGGAGGAGGCACTACTTAGAAAACAATTCCAACTTAATAAGTCAATGCAGTTAGCAGGTGCAATAGTAGATGCAGGTAAAGCTATTACAGCATCCCTAGCATCCTCACCAATAGCTATAGGTCCTGTACCTAATCCTGCAGGTATAGCATCACTAGCATTTGCTGCAGTTACATCAGCAACTAACATAGCTAAGATAGCATCTACTACATTTACATCAGGTACAGCTCCTAGCACTAATACTCCTACACCATCTACTACAGCAGTAGCACCATCAGGAGGACCTAGTCTATTTGGTCAAGCTAATACAGGTAGTCAAGTGAATGCAGGAGGTGGCTCTAATAACATAACAGTGACAGCAGTAGTATCTGAGACTGAGATAACAGCATCACAGAATCATATTAATAACATACAAAATAATTCAGTATTATGATAAGCTATCAATCCATAGTAGATAAGATTGTCACATTTTATGACAATCACCTGCAAGTTAAAAAGGTAGGCTCAGACTTTAAAGAGCAAATGGTGAACTTTGCTACTAAGGATGAGAAGTATCCACTAGTATATGTAGTACCTACAGGAGTTACTCCTTATCAGAATGTCTCTATCTTTAATTTAGAGATATATTGCTTTGATATTATTCAGATGGATAGAGCTAACATCACTACTATCTTATCAGATACTCAGCAGATACTCCAGGATCTATATCTAGAATTTACATTCTCAGATGACTATGACTTTGATATAGATGGACAGCCTATCTTTATACCATTGAATAATGATCTATTAGACTATGCTGCAGGGTGGCAGATGAATTTATCAGTAGTGATTCCATCATGGACCAACTGTCCTATCCCTAAAAAAATATATACAGCTTATAGTCAGGCGATAGATCCTGAAACTTTTAATTCAAACAGTATAATTTTCTTTTGTAATGGAGTACAGTGGGATGTTCAAACAGGTCTTTATTCAGGTAATATGTTTGATTTTGTAGCTATGTGTAATGCTAATGCTCAAGACTCTGACTTTACTCAATACGGTACATACTTTGATAATGGAGATAACAGGGTAAGATTAGAGATGCCTTATCATGTGTATAATACTTTTTGTCCTAATGGAGAAGTGACTATGCAAATAGAACAAATTTAATACTTAGTATAATATAGTTATGGCATATAACATTAAGTACAGGATGAGAAATAGGATGGCTAACATCCTTAAGAAAGTTATTAGAGAGAATGGTCTAGTAGATACAGGTACTCTAGTAGACTCAGTACGAATCAATGCAGAGATAACAGATAAGTCAAATCTTAGAATACAAATTCTTGCAGCTTATTACTTTGGCTTTCTTAATAATGGCACTATTAGTATAGCACCTTATGATCTAGTCTATAAATTTAATGTAGCATTATATGATGCAGATATATACTCTGAAATCTTTGCAGAGTACACTGAATACTTACTGAATACTTATCCTATCTTAGATGCTGTTAATATAGTAGAAAGAGGTCAGGATGTATTCTTTGATTTCTTACCTTTATTCGGTGACTTTACAGGTACATTAGATTACTAGTCTAAAGTTTTTTTCATTCCTAAGATATTAAAGACTAACACTACAGGCATCTCTAAGATACTATTGAACTTACTTAAGTCATCATTGCATAGAGCCATGATAGTAGATTCCCATGCGAACTTTTGCTTTTGCTGTTCTCTCTTCTGCTCTTTGATCTCATCAGCATCCTCAAGCACCTCGTCATCAGGTACTACATCTGATAGTAGATTAGTGTAGGTATTAGTAAAGTTCTCTCTATACTTTAGATACTCAGGTATCAATCCATAAACATCAGTGATAGGGTAATCTAAATACCAATCTAATCTATCTCTAGGGCTATAGTCATAAGGCTCTATAATGTCATCACCATAAACATTCTTAGATGTCCTCCTGTACAGTAATGCTAAGATATGGCAGAAATGGTCTAGGTAGTTATTAGAGAAGTAATGCTCTAGGTCTATAAACTCACCTAGTGATAGTTTAGAATAAGGCTTAAGCACATACTTATCTATCTTATTCTTATACCTCCTAGATGGCTCTGACTGTATCCATTTAATCTGCTCAGTCAATTTACCTAGCTCATCTATATCTAGGTCCTCAAAGTCAGAGATATTGCTATCTGTTAAAGCAGAAAGTACATCAATCTGATAGTTAAACATTCCATCCTCACTGCTCAGACTCCTCAGCTCCAGGAACTGAGATACTGATATCTGACTCCACTGCTTTGGTAGTTTGTGATTGTGCATGGCTAGTGATTTTGTTAGTTACAAAGGTAAGGTAAGGGATAGAGATATCTGCTTTGAGCTTGCTGAATAGTTTACTTTTGTGTTTAAGATGTGCAGGATCATAATGCTCAGTATTAGTCAAGTCAGTTCGTTTGAACATAAGAGCCATAATGTCTGATATATATTCTTTATTATCTTTCTTAACAATCTTTTCAACAATCCTACTATCTTTCACTGAGAGCTTCATCTCAGCCTTATAAGTATATCCCTCTAGCTCTATCTCTTCTACTGTATCTTTATGAGTATAGTTATTATTATTAAACTCCTTAACATTAGCTAAGAACAGGTCAAAGTCCACATCCATCTCATCCTCTGTAATGCCTAAGTACTCAAAGACTTTACAGTGTTTCTCAAGAGTATCATACTCTTCATTATTATGGATAGCAGATATCTTTTGGAACTGCTCTAATGTTAATTCATCCATCTTAGATGGGATTTCTTTGCCGAATAATTCTATCATAGTTTTAATTTTTGAACAAATATAAAAAAAATATAATATAGTTATGACAAAAGATATACCAATCTATAAAATAACAATAGATCCTGAGTATTCAGATGGTGAAGAGTTAGGTATAGAGCAGATAGCTTTCACCTCAACTCCTGCTATTGTTACTAAAGGGATGGCATTTAGTGAGAACAAAAAATTGTTTTTCTCAGATGACTTGAAGTATAGAGTAGTAGCTCCTGCCATGATCCCTATGGAGATATATAGGAATGATGAGAATGATGAGGAGTATTATGTACAATTTACAGCTGAGACTATTGAGCAGATACATTCTAAATTTATGCAGGACCTATCTAATAGAAATGTCTTTAACCTAGAGCATGATACTGATAAGACAGTTCCTGCTTATGTACTTGAGGCATGGATAGTAGAAGATCCTAAGAAAGATAAAGCCTACTCAAGCTATGGTATTGAAGTACCTAAAGGCACATTAATGGTAACAGCTCAGGTAACTGATAAAGAGTACTATAATGAGCTAGTAAAGAATGAGCAGATAGGTTTCTCAATAGAGGGATTTCTAGGCTTAAAACTAAGTAATCAATTAAATAATAAATATAGTATGAAGTTACCTGATGGAGAACATCTAATCGAGGGTAAGATCTACATCGTTGTTGATGGAGAAGTTACTGAGATAAAAGATGCACCTGTTGTTGAAGAAGAAGCAATGACAGAAGAGATTGCACTAGAGACAGTAGTAGAAGAAGAAGTAGTTACAGAGACACCTGCCACAGAAGAGATGGCTATAGATCCTGCTGCTGATGCTGAAGCTATACTAGCTATAGTACAACCTGTAATTGATGAGCAAATCAATGCTATTATAGCAATGATAGCTGATTTAAGAAATCACATGGAGGAAGTAATGTCTGAAGGTGAGGAAGTGGTAGAAGTAGAAGCTACTAAATTATCACAGCATGATAAATTTAGTATGGTAAGTAAATTTTTAAACAATAACTAATAAATAAAAAACAAAAAAAATGAGTAGAAAATTAAAATTTGACTTGGACATTGATGCATCTGCATTATTACAAGCTAACAGTGAGGCATTTTATAGCCGAGCTTATTTGAATGAGGAAGTAGTAGACAACTATCGTACACTACCAGGAGTAAAGTATAAGACTAAAATCTCTAATGTAGTATTTGGTCAAGTTTTACAAGCTGAGAACTGTGGATGGAACTCTTCAACTGACGAACTTGCATCTGTAGAGATTGATGTATGTGGATTATCAGCTATGGCTGAGATTTGTCAATTCCAATTAGAGCAGTCTTTTGTATCTTTACAAATGACTAAAGGATCTAATGGTGATTTCTCTGTAGCATCTTTCATGGATTACTATTGGAATGAGATGTCTAAGACAATCGCTGAGAACATTGAGAAATTACGATGGTCAGGTGATACTGCATCAGGTACTGCTGCTTTAGCTTTATGTGATGGATATATCAAAGGATTGGTAGCTGATTCAGCTAATGTAATTGAAGTAGGTGGAGCTACACCTCCAGCTATTACTCCTGCAAATGTACTTGAGAAATTAGCTTTAGTATATGCTGCTATCCCTCCTGCTGTAATTGCTAATCAAGAAGAGTTAAGATTCTATGTATCTTCTCCTGTAGCTACTGCTTATCGTGCTGCTGTTGCTGCATCAAACACTCAGGCTAACTTAACACAAGCTCTAGACTTTACTTACTTAGGTATTAAGATGGTATTGTGTCCAGGTATGTTAAGTCTTTCTAAGATTGTTGCATCACCTCGCCAAAATTTCATTTATGCATTTGATGCTGAGGGAGATGGTAAAGCATTACGAGCTATCAATTTAGCTGATACTGTTGCTGATAATTTTCCTTTGCCTTGTATAAAAATACGATGGGTATTTTCAATCACCACGATCGCATCATCTACGATAATACCCAAGCCAAACAATAATGCAAATAGTACGATAAAGTTCAGGGTGATACTGTTTCCTACAATTAATTCAGCACCTGGTATAAATACAAAGGCAACAAACATACTCAATGGTACTGATAAGGCAACAAAGAACGCGTTAGTTACACCCATGAAAAACATAAGTACAATTAATACTAGCACAAATCCAATAACAATGGAGTTGACTAACTCGGTAAACGAACTTCTTGTTCTAATACTTTGATCACCGGATATAACTACTTTTAAATCCGATGGAAAATCATTCAGTATGGTTTCATCCACCACTTTTTTAACCGCATCTGAAGTTGCAATTAAATTTTCACCACTTCTTTTAATAATATTTAATGTCATTACA